CGCGAAAAGTCCTCAGCCCATCGAGAACCTCTGTCAAGAGACAACCAGGTTCCTTCCTGCAAGGTCGGAAGAACGAAAGGACGGGTTTAGGGGCCAACTGGCCTCTACGGATAAAAAAACTCTGAGAGTTCAAATCCGCGGAGATGTTTGAGTAGCCGGTCTTCTCAACATTGACACAAAGTCCGAAAGTTCCAGTCACCTCTTTCCAGAGGGAAAAGAACTTCCGATCACCTGCAAAAACGCAGTCATCGCCGTTGAAACGACCAACGCGGTTGGCCCCTGCTCCCCTCGCGATATCGCTGGCGATATCGAAACAAGCCTTGTTCAGGAGACAGAGCAGTGGGAAACTCACCAAGTTCCCCATCATACTTCCCCGCTTTATAGGCTTGATCTGTCCTGTACACGTGTTCATCCATCTGAGATTGGTGAACGAGCCGCGCAGGACTTTTCTCTCATTCTCTGTCAACCATACATCTTTCGCTAATTCTTCGACAATGACATCGACGGCCTCAAGATAAATCTTGTCAGTGGCGGATTCATAATCCCCACTGATAACCGCCTCCCCGTCTTTCCTGTCATTGAGAACAGCCAAGAAATCTTCCTTCTTTACATCCCCACGTACGAGCCATCCGAAGGACGATAGATGGTCGTAAAGGGCGTTGTGAACCGGAGTCAGGACCCGTTTGACACGGGCGGATTGCATCGTAACAACACGAAGCTTTCCCTTTGTCTTTGCCACTCCCAACCTGACGAGAGAATCGTCGTCGGAAGTTTTGGAGGGACACGTAGCAAGCGTGCCACCCTCTCCTTGAGTCGTTTCAAAACACCCCTGCTGGTCAGGGATGTAAACCCCACTCTCACTCTTTCTTATTCCCCCTCCAACACATTCTTTCCGAGCGTTTTCCAAACGCTCTCCCCACCCGGTGGCAAGCTCGCGAACATGACGTCGAAGCAACCAATAGGGATCATGACACCAACTGGTGTTCACCCTATCAGGCGTCCGAGCCATTCGTTCTGCCCACTCACCCTTGGCCTCTTCACCCCGACCGGCATCACAGCTCGAGCAAGGAGCATCGAAAATGCGCTTGCAGCTCTTAAGAGCCGAAGACATCTTCGAAGCGCGTACACGAGTCCTTGTCTTACCCCCCCCCGTGGAGGTAGGCATGCGTGATACTATCGGGACGATTCGGTCCCAATCCTTCCTCAGGTTTAAACACGTCGCACCTGATAATTCAGGAAGCTCGCCCAGGAGTCTAAACTCCAGCTGGACGACGCGAAGTGCCTTTAGAAGGCCCCGCCTAATGGGCCCTGCTGCTGCGCAGCGGGCTGGTTTATCGGAACGGCTCTTGTGAGCGGAACCGAAACCCATTGGGAGTTGAGATTGATAAGATCAGTCCAACGGGTCGTC